CACTTTTCATATTGTAATTCCTGTATATCCAAAGAATCCTCTGCAACATATCGTTCTAATAGTTCATCGCTTCCGGAAATAATCATATCCCATTTGTCCAAATCAGAAATATCGGTCATGGATATTTGGGGCGACAGGGAAACCTCCTGCATGACAATCATATCACTGGTAAGTTTGTCTTTAATGCTTTGGTAAACACGCTGTAGGTCGATTCCATTTTGGTCTATCTTATTTATAAAGATAATTGTCGGAATGTTCATTTTCTGAAGCGCATGGAATAATATACGCGTCTGTGCCTGTACGCCGTCTTTTGCCGAAATGACTAAAACAGCTCCGTCAAGGACAGATAAAGCACGGTATGCTTCGGTTAAAAAATCCATATGACCGGGAGTGTCCACAATATTGATTTTATAATCATTCCAGCAAAAAGAAGTAACTGCTGTCTGAATGGTAATTCCCCGCTGCTGTTCCAAAATCATAGTGTCTGTTCTTGTAGTCCCTTTATCCACGTTTCCCTGTTCCGCAATCGCTCCACTGGTGTATAGCAGACTTTCCGTCAATGTTGTTTTTCCTGCGTCTACGTGGGCAAGAATGCCAATATTGATTATTTTCATGTGATTGTCCTCCTTTTACAGCCCGAAAGGGCACAAAAATCCCCAGCAGTAAAATACTTTTACCACTGGGGATTATAATTTGCGGACATACACATATACAGCATACACCTATTTGTGACTGCTGTTTTTTTGGATATGTCAAAATTGATAAGGCAAAAGTATTCTTAAATTGGGTACAAAAAATCAAGCCCCCACAAAAGGAACTATCATAATCCTTTGTTCCCACTATTTGATTATAGTTTTATTTAAGAATACCTTGCCGCATATTTTTTACTCCTTTTCTGGAATGAAGCTATTATATCACATCAGTTTTAGGAAAGAAAGTACCTAAAAGAAATTTATCGTATAAATAAATGGAACTTCTTCATTATCTTCAAACTCAGTCTTTCGAATTTCAATTTTCATCATATCAATACCCAATTCGTCAAAGACTTCTCTCTGAATTGGAGTCAATACATCCACAAACATTTTATTCCATTCTTTATTGGAAGAATAATCATTCTCTTGATAAAAGTTTCTTGTATTCTCAATATCAACATCTATTTTCCAAGGATAAAAATCAAATACCATAGCCACCTCTACAAATTCAAGTTTTCTGTTTTCTTAACCATTATATCATACCGATGCAAGTGTTTCATTAACAAACTGTGAACGAAAAAAACACCCTGCATTTCTGCAAGGTGTCCGTAATCCGTTCTATGCTTCAACTTCCATTTCCATTCCCGATTTAAGGGTTACTACTATTTTTTCATCAAGGATTGTGACCTTTTCTACTAACCTTCTTGTAAGTGTCTCACTGTATTCTGTAATCGCAGTATGCTGTTCATCCAGGAAATCTATCAGTTCCTGCATTCGTAACTGCAAGTCTTTTCTCTCTGCTGCCGCTGTCAGAATGTCCTGTCGTTCTTCACGAAGGTCAACTATCTCTGTTCCTAACCTCTCAACGGCAAGTTCATCACCAGAAACATTGATCAGTTCTATCTGAAGTTCTGCCAACTGCTTGTCGATGTCTCTTATCTTTTCTTCCAGATCATCGTTTATAACTTCTTCGATGTTCTGTTTCAGAAGTGGTATCACTATGTTCTTTTGTGCAAAGGCATCGTTGACTGCCGTAACAACTGCATCATGAAGAACTGTTTCTTCTATGGTTCTTGCAGGGCAATCAATCCCACTGCTTTTCTTCAGCACCCTGGATACACATCTCCATACATATTTCTTCTTACCTCTGTTGTTCCAATAGACCCTTCTGTAAATATCTTCGCAGTGTCCACAAAAGACCATACCAGAAAGTGCATACTTGCTAGTGTATACTCTCTTCTTTCCCTGTGGTACAAGATTCGCTCTCTTGGCCATTTCTGCTTGGACCTTTAGGAATACGTCCTTGTCGATGATAGCTTCGTGGCTGCCTTCCACATAATACTTTGGCATCTGCCCGTTGTTCTCAGCTCTCTTCTTTTCAAGGATGCTGACCGTATAAGTCTTCTGAAGGAGTGCATCTCCGATATACTTTTCATTGGTAAGTATCTGCTTGATGTTGCTTTCATGCCATTTTAAATGTCCCGCACCATTCTTAATGCCGTCTGCTTCAAGACTTCTTTTTATCTGCAGAAGGCTTTGACCTTCCAGGTACTCTCTGTAAATGCGGCGTACAATTTCTGCCTGTGCTTCATCTATGACAAGGTTGCCATCTTCATCCTTGGTGTAGCCTAGGAACCAGTTGTGGTTGACCTGAACCTTTCCTTGCTGATTTCGGTACTGAATCCCAAGTCTTACATTGGCTGATAAAGATTCTGATTCCTGCTGTGCAAGTGCAGCCATGATAGTCATAAGCACTTCCCCTTTTGCATCCAGGGTGTTGATGTTTTCCTTTTCGAAGAATACCGCAATATTAAGTGCTTTCAACTGACGGGTGTACTTAAGGCAGTCTACCGTGTTTCTTGAAAATCGGCTGATGGACTTGGTAAGAATAAGGTCAATCTTACCCGCCTCACAATCTTCTATCATCTGGTTAAAGGCTTCACGTTTCATGGTGTTTGTACCGGAAATACCGTCATCGGCATAAACCTTTACAAACTCCCACTCTTCTTTACTTTGAATGTAGGTTGTGTAGTGACTTACCTGTGTTTCGTAACTTGTTTCCTGTTCTTCAGAATCTGTAGAAACTCGGCAGTATGCAGCAACTCTTATCTTCTGCACTTGTGCTTCTGTTTTTCTTGAACCGACTCTTTTTCGTGCTGGGATTACTGTTACGTTCTGTGCTAATGCCTGCATACCTTACACCTCACTCTCTATCAAGGCATATGCATATTCCGCTTGTTTCACAGGATCCTTGTATTTAGAAATCACTCTCGGAATCTTGAAAGCAACCGGAATCTGAATATCCATATTTCTTCTATATCTAATACCTTTGTAAGCGGCATCCCTTTTTAATCGTTCTGTTTCAAAATCCTGGGCGAGTTCTTCCGTTAAGATTGGTGGGTAGAAATCGTCTCCAAGATATCGTTTATTCTGCAGAAGGTGTTTCACTCTGCTATGTGTCATGGTAACGCCCGCATCCTTTGCTGCCGCTGTCATTGACATACCGGAAAGGTAGTTACTGCAAATCTTTCTTATAATGTCAGCCTGTTCTTCATTCACAACAGCCTTACCACCGACAATGTCATATCCGTATGGTGTATGTTTCATTTAATCAATCCTTTCTCGGAATACGGGACCACATTTCATGGCAAACCCTATCTCCGTTCTTTCATATACAATGATGTGGTCGACAAACTTTATAAAAAGCTCCTCGTCAAATTCTGAAAGCATCTGCCCTTTTGCTGTATAATGCAGAAGTTCCTTAAGTGATGCCTTTCGTTCATCTCCGCCACTGATCTGTTTTATGATTGCGTTTCGGTCTGCAGTCAGTTCCTCATACCCTTTTACAAGGCTGTCATTTTCCTGTGCAAATACCGCTGGATCGATAAAACCTTTAGAGAAAAGCGTCTTAATCTGCTGTCTCTTCTGAAGATTATCTTCCATCGCATCTTCCAGGGCATTTAGTTCGTCAAGGTACTCTGCCTTTTCCATTTCTTCAAGTCCTGCTGAATATGGTTTCAGAACCTTATCCCTTCCAAATGTCAGCTTGTTCATCATGGTAATAAATGCTGCTTTGACCTTATCTTCTCTTATGGATTTCATACTGCAGGCATCCTTGTCCTTAAGGTGCAGACTACAGTTAAAACCGAAGTATCCATCAAACTTCTTTCTCTTCCAGGTGCTGCCACACTCACCGCAAATAATCCTTTTGGTAAAAACATATCGATTCTGATATTTAGAATCAGCTGCTGTGATGCCTTTTTCAAGTCCATTTCTATCAAGCATCTCATTTGCAATCGCATAATCTTCTCTGCTTACCAAAGCCTCATGGTGGTCCTTTGCATAGAACTGGTCTTTCTCTCCACGATTCACATGGCGAGTAAAACTGTCATCCGTATAAGTCTTCTGGAAAATAACATCCCCTGTGTTCTTCTCATTACGGATAATTCCGATAATGGTATGTGCTGTCCACTTACCGTTTCTTTTCGTTGGAACGTCTCTTTCATTCAGTTCTCTAGCAAGCTGCGAAGGACTAATTCCGGCAAGCACCTGCTTGTACATCCATTTCACGACTTCTCCCTGTTCCGGTATCACCACCATCTGGCCATCTACATTTTCATAACCGTAAGGCGGATAACCTACCTTATATGTTCCGTTTCGGAATCTCTTCTGAACACTCCAGGTACTGTTTTCTGATATGGATCTTGATTCGCTTTCTGCTAAACTGGATAAAATGGACAGCAGTAACTCACCCTCCATTTTTCCTGTATCGATATTCTCTTTTTCAAAGAAAATGTAAATCCCCATGCCGTATAACTTACGAACTGTCTCGATGCTCTCCACGGTATTTCTTGAAAATCTGCTGATGGATTTTACAATGATGTAGTCTATCTTTCCTCTTTCACAATCAGAAAGCATGGAAAGAAGCCCATCACGCTTTGCCATCTTTGTGCCGCTGATACCCTCATCGAAATATAGACCCGCAAACTCCCAATCTCGGCGGGACTTTATAAGGCTTTCGTAGTGGTTCTTCTGTGCTTCAAGACTTATCAGCTGGTCATCAGAACCAGTGGAAACTCTCGCATATGCAGCAACACGCAGTTTCTTATCTGCAGAAGCAGCCGTGGCTTCAATCTTTGTTATTCGTCTCATTGTCTCGACCTCCTTTCAAATTGGGGGTAGTCTATATATCACTCTAAAGGGTGTATATATCAAGTAGAATCTACCTATATTCGGGCAAAGAATGGGGAGAAAACTGCCTTGTTTTTTGCCATGATCTTGTTGAATTCATCAACAGAAATCAGACCTTTATCAAGAAGTTTCTTTGTGAAATTCTCCGCCAGGATATAGTTATATTCATTCTGAAGCTGTGCATCTGTTGTCTTTGGAAGATTTGCTGCCGTAAGCATTCCTGGTTTTATTTCTGTTACATTCATAAAAAAGCACCTCCTACCAGGTAGCCTTGGCAGGAGGTAAAAAAGGACGTTTTTTCTAATCTTTTTTATAAAAGTCACAAGTATAACCATCAGCACGAAGAAGTAATCCTTCTGCCCACTTCGGTACCCTTGCCATCTGTTCACACACAGCATCTAAACTCATACGTGGATCTGCCTCAATGATAATTTCATCGTGTACATGAGCAACAATGCGACAGCAACGAAGTGTCTTCATGGCATACATCAAAATGTCACGGGAAGTTGCTTGGACGATGTTTTCCACGAATTTAGGACCGTAGCTTTCAAGACGCTCCCACTTCTTCGTGCCACCCAAACCCTCATATGTGACAGACTCACCACCGAACTTATTCTCTCCCATGCGCGGTTTTACATAGGAAAGGACTCTGCCGGATGGTAAGGTAATAAACAGCATTCCGCTTCTGCAAGAAAAGTGAACACCGTGCGTTGCTGTGGTAGTCTTTCCCTTTATAGCCTTTTTTACAGCATTATCAACATCCCACCAGAATCTAACGATATTCGGATTTGAACTTCTCCAGGCTGAAACAAGTTCTGGGAGTTCTTCTTCCGTAAGTCCCATCTCAAGAGCACCCATAGCTTTTAAGGCACCTACCGAACCTCCGTATCCTAATGCAAGCTCCGCAATCTTGCCCTTCTGACGAAGATGCCCGTTCACTCCATGCTTTTCAACCGGAACACCGAACATCTGACTTGCCGATGCACAGTAGATATCTCCGCCCTTTGCAAATACATCTGCTCTCCAGGATTCACCCGCAAACCACGCAATGACTCTGGCTTCAATAGCAGAAAAGTCTGCAACGATGAACGATTCGTTCACCGTCGGAATGAATGCTGTTCTAATCAGCTGTGATAAGGTATCCGGAATATCATCGTATAAAAGGTCAAGCGAATCATAGTCACCACTTTTTACAAGACCTCTTGCTTCAGCCAAATCTTCCATATGATTCTGTGGAAGGTTCTGTAACTGTACAAGTCTTCCCGCAAATCTACCTGTGCGGTTGGCACCATAGAACTGAAACATTCCTCTTACCCTGCCATCTTCACACACAGAGTTCTGCATTGCCTGGTACTTACGTACCGATGACTTTGCAAGTTTCTGTCTTAAAGCAAGAACCTCTGACATCTCATCCGGAACTTCATCAATGAGTGCTGCAACAGCCTTTTTGCCAAGAGTATCTGTTTCGATTCCGTTATCTGACAACCACCCTTTCATCTGCACTACTGAATTGGGATTCGTCAGACTTGTCAGCACTTGCATCTTGGTCATAAGGCTTTCACGGGACACCTTATCAATTTCAAGGCACTTCTCTACAAAATCCATATCAACCTTGATTCCTCTGTCGTTGATTTCCTGATCAAGATGGTATTCCTCCCAAACAAAGTCAGGCACAGGGAATTTCTGTAGTCTGCTCTGAATCTGCATCTCTGCTTCAACATCACGGATGTTATATGCTTTAAAGCGTTCCCACTTTTCCATATCATGTTGCGGCAGGTTTCTTGTTCTGCCGCCATTAGATTTCGTAGGATTACACGGTGTGCAAAAGTATTTTATAAGCTCTTTTCCCTCTGTAAGTTTCTGTTTTTCAAGTCCTAATACCACACCTACACCTTCAAGTGATAATGGAAGTCCCATATAGGCAGACCATACCATCGAACATTTCCATGAATCCGGTTCAAGATATGTCCCTTGCTTATACCCCAGGAACTTCGACAGACAGATTCTTTCGAACTGTGCATTAAAGGCCCACTTGGTAACGGAGTCATCTTCCAAGGCGTCATATACTTCTTTTGGAATAGTCTCCCCACAGGCAAGGTCAACTACTTTCACTTCTCCGCCGTCAATACTGTAACCAAAGAGTATGATCTCAAAGTCTGGTGACTCCACATAACGGTACACACCTGACTTGGAAAGATTGGCAGAAGAATATGTTTCGATATCAATTTCTAAATTCTTCATTCACTACCTCCAATAAAAAAAACGGGCGATACAGGATTCCCCCATACCGCCCTAAACTGATTATTCTTCTTTTTTCTGTTCCTTCTTCTTGCGTCTCTTTTCTTTCAGACGATGGATACCATCAGCAACCATCATACCGACAGATGCAATCAAGAATCCCATCGTAGAACCGAAACAGACAACAAGCATAAAGTTCTGTACTTCAGTCATGGTAGTGTCCTCCTTATGCTAAGAAGTCATCGTCAGCTACTGTTCCGAAGTCATCTGCTGCAGAAGTCTTACCACCAAGAGATTCTCCGTCACGGATTTTCTGAATATTACCAAGACCACAGGCGATTCCCTTATTTCCGTTGGAGTTGAATGCGTAGAAGTTAAGAGAAACTCTCGCATAGCAACCGGAATACACTTCTCCTCTATCAAGGATAGGTTTTACTGCACGGTCTACGATCTGTGGTGCTGTTGTGCTGTTAGCATTGATGAAGTAATGTCCTTTGTAAGCTTCATCATCACGTTCGATGTCACCATCTCTTAAAGGTAACTTGATAGCTGCCTTATTAGGTTTCTTACCACCGAATTTTGCAATACCATCTTCGATTGCAGCATCGATAGCCGCATTGATTGCATTTACTGTTTCTGTGTCTGTCTTTGGAATAAGTACGGAAACGGAATACTTTTCTGCACCGCCGTTAATGGAAACTGGTTCCCATCCGTGGAAATAAGATAATCTTGTATCTACACCTGTTACTACTTTTGTTCTATTAATATTAGCCATAATTTTAATCCTCCATAATTTCGTTAAATTCGTTTTTTGCGTTTGATACGTTTACTGCTGGACGCTTGTCCGTGTTTGGTACAAGAGTCAGCTTGCCCGGTGGTTTGTAAATGAGGTCACCGAGAATTTCCTCAAAGGTTGATTTGCCCATCAGCTTTTGCATCTCTGTCATAGGAATGAGTGACTGACGGTAAATATCTGTGTAGCCATGTTCCTTTGCGGTTTCAGCTACTTTTACTTCATCACGATACTTACGAACGGAACGTCCTTCTACTACCTTAAAGCCACTCCACTCTTTTCCGTGGTTTACTGCAGCCTCTGTAGCATAAGCCGTGATTTCATTTGCCCATTTGGTCAGATCAGGCAGAATCTCAAGTACTTCTTCAATCTCCGCATCTGTCAAAAGCGGTGGGAGTTTGAATTCGTGTCTTGCCAGTTTTAGTTTTTCTTCTGCTCTTGCTCTGCACTTTGTAGCAGCTCTGCAGAATGTACACCATTCGCCTGGGATATACTTACCTTCTCCATTGTGGGCCATCTGTGCCTTTGGCTTTAGTTCTTCCTCTGCCCAGGACTTCAGCTGTTCGATTGGAATCGTCCAAGTGCTGATGTTTTCCCTTCTAGGCTGAAAGATTGTCATCGACACTGTCTTGATGTCATAGAGTGCATCGTAGATTTCAAGGGCACCGAGAGCATATAGCATCATCTGTGGATTTTCTTCAGACTCTACTAAAATCCCAAGTCCGTACTTGAAGTCGATGATGTGAAGAGTGTCATCTGAAATGATGATGCAGTCTCCCGTACCAAAGCCATCCGGCACATAGCATGAGAAATCAAGTCTCTGCTCAATGAGGATGATAGGGTCTTTACAAGACTTCTTTGCCTCTTCGTACTGCTCCATGACATACTCTGCGTAAGAATCAGTGCATTCTTCCATCTCATCGGAGTTGTAATCCGATACCGGACGTCTGCTTCTCATCTTCAGAGCTTTCTTAAGTTTGTGTTCACAAAGGGCGTGTGCTGCAGTTCCTTCTTTGGCTGCCTCGGATGTCTGGGATTCAAATTCCAGTTCCAGTCTTGCCGATGGTGTGCAGTTCAGCCATCTGTGTGAACCTGATGCCGATAAAATTGCATGACTACTCATTTCCAATCGCCTCCGCATCTTTTAATACTGCAGCATAGTCTTTTGGATCGATATCACTAAGACGGCTTGCACCATACTTGGATACGATTGCTCTGACTTCTGCTGAATACCCTGCCTGGCTTTTTCCTGCAAGAACCCCACGCACCTTTTCAAGAGAAATGGTTGGCTCTACTTTCTTTTCCGGAAGGGCTTTTGCCTTTGGTTCTTCTGACAGACCTTCCAGTACGGTATTGCATACCACTTGGACACTGTCAGATAAAGAACGAAGGTCTTCGACCACTTTCAGCACTTGCTGTGCTACGTCAACAATCAGCTTTACCTTATTCAATATTCACACCTCCTTCTGACTCACAAATGGAAACTTCACTGATACTGTCACCTGGAATAAGGATTGTGACCTTCTGCTTTCTTCCGAACAGCAAACGAAGGAATCTTTCCCTTACATTCACATTGCGGCAAGTAACAACTCCGCCCGTCTGCGGAACTTTTGAAACACTAATCTTTAAGTTATGTTTCATCGTCTTTACCTCTTTTCCGAAGGCTTATTGTTTTGTTACCTTCTATTAGGTAGCCAGTTGGGGACGGTCAAAAGGACGTTTTTCATAAAAAATTTCAAAAAAAAATAACCCTACCACTTTTCATAAGCGGTAAGGCTATTCACCTTCTATATATTAAATTAAATCTACAAACTGAAAGTTTCTGTTCCCTACAAACGGTTTTTGCAGCATCATAACTGCTCGATTTCATTTGCAATCATAGATACAGATTTTTCATTAGTATCTATTTTTATCGTATTCAGTGTTTCGTACATCAGGATTCTTGCTACGCTTCTCTCAATCACATCCTCGGAACGAATACCTTTTTCTACATCTTTAGTCAGTCTCCTTCGCAAATTGGCTTCATCAGCAATAAGTGAAACACATTTCACCTCACAGTTTTGTGTATCCAATTTTTCCAAGATAGAATCTATAATGGACTGTTGATGCATTACCCAGCAGAAAATCACATTTTCATAAGCAGAGCAATGTAAAAAGTTGTTTAGTAAGTAACAAATATTATCTGTTACCATTGCTTTGGTTTCATTGGTTACGTGGAAAGGGTTTGCATCCCAACACCAATCCCCATCAAGAAATACGCTATTGGGTAAATCAGATTTCAGTTGCTGGCTAACAGCAGTTTTGCCGACTCCCATTGTTCCGCCGATTATATATATGTTTTTCATATCCTCTCACCTAAAACTTCAAATTTTCTTCTTTGCTATTCTTTATAATTTTAGCACTTTTTCCTTCTTAATCAACAAAAAATAAACCTCATCATTTCGACAAGGTTTATATCAATTCTTATTCAGTTTTATTTCAGCAACTCATCATAGCTTGTGTCCAAACACTCTTTGATTCCACGTAACTGTGAACCTGTGATATGTTGAATACCTCTTTCAATCTTCACAAGCGTTTCTCTCGTTATATCTATATCCTTTAATTGCAGCATCCTTACCAGTTCTGTCTGTCCCAGACCTTTTTCCGTTCGTACTCTCCGGATATTTCCACCGATATCGATGCCTTTCTGCTTTATTTTCTGTTCCATAATAGTCCCCTATTTTGTGGACTCAATCTAGTCCGATTTCTTCTTTATCATATCGACTAATGCTGATATAATGGGACTAGTACTAGTCCAGTTCATACTTAGGACCATTATTATGGTATACTAAAAAGACAAATTTTATTCGGAGGTCAGTCATGGACGATAAATATATAAAAATAAGAAAAGACTATCTATGGAAGGGATTTGCGATTCTCATCATCGTACTTCTTGCGGGTCTGCTCGTTTTTCAGATTTATAACAGAATGGAAGAAAAGGAAGAAAACGAATACACCCCTGTGGAATATGTCGATGTTACATACGATGACTTAAAATCAAAGATTACTAATAAAGAAGACTGCTTTATCTGTGGAAGTCCTGAAATGAGTCTTATGCCTTACTACAGAAAGTTTGATACTATAGGCATCATTTCACTTAATGATTGCTACGTTATCGATCTTGGACTTAAGGAATATGATGAAGTCGGAAAAGAAATAACAAATGGTGGTAATATCTCTATCCGCAGCACCAATCTTGATAATGTGAAATATACCGTAGACAGCAACCCAGCTCGTGGCATGGCTGATATAGAAATCACATTAAAAGAGGATGTTCGTCTTGATACGAATAATCTTGAGAAAAATCTCTGTTCAGATTGTCTGCCCAAGGTAGCAGAAGTATTAGAACATTCCTATAAAAAAGGTGAAGAAAAGAAAGAAACTATTCCACTATGCTTAATCGACTTCGAAACTTTAGAAGTATATTCCATGCAGGATTTCTATAGAGGATACTTTGTCAGAGATTACTGGGTTCAATTCGATTTCATAGATGATAAGATTGAACTTGAAGCTTTTTACTTACCTGTTCGTGAATAAAAAAATAGTGCCTACCGGGACGATTAAATCCTGGTAGGCATTCTTTTTACAGTAATTCATTTACTCTTTTCTGCACAGCATTATAGTCATATCCAGCCGCTTTGAGTTTCTTTTCTCTTTCCGCACCATTTCCCCAATCACCTCGAATAACTTCACGGGCAATGGTATCAATGGACTTCTTTGATGTAGTTGTCACGGCACTACCACTCTGTGTAGTAATGAAAGCATCAAAGCCTTTTGCTTTCAGTTTCTTCTGCATAGCTTCGGCATTTTCCTTTTTACTGTATGCACCAACTTGAATTTTATAAAGGCCACCTACTTTGACCATGTAAGTATCAAAGCCTGCAGCCTTTACTTTCTTAAGCTGAACATCAGCATTATTTTTTACAGAATACGCACCGACCTGTACACGGTAAAGCGTATCGTTCTTTGTAGTAGTTGTGGTTGTAGATGTTGTTGTACCAGACAGATTTTTAGTAACCTTTTCTGCCAGATCATCAAGTCTTGAATATAACCAATCACCTGGGCAGGACTTGTTAGCAAACCATCTGTGAACGGTAATCACCATTTCATCAGACTTTGGTGAGTAATTAAGAGCCTTACTCTTGCTACCAAGCCATAACAGTTTCTTCTTACCATTTCTCTTGCAGATATCTGTACATAATTTGATAAGCGATTCATACACCTTGCTGTTCATAGCATATGGTGCCTTCATATCACTTGCACATTCGATAGTTACTGCTCTCTGGTCATTAGCATTACTTGAAGAACACCATGAACGGTTCTTTTCTTCTACGCAAAGGGATACTCTGCCGTCTGTACCAATACCATAGTTACAGCTTGCCTGTCTTGATGTGCTTGTAAAACATCCGCAGATGCTTTCTGCAGAAAGCTGCCCCACTACACAGTGAGGCGTGATTCTGTCAATTGAATGAGTTCTTTTGCCCGAGTGGTTCGGACTTAATTTTGTGTACGATACTAATGAACTGTTTGTATAAGCCATATTATTTTACCTCCGTTTCTTTTTCTGCTCTGTCGTGAAGCTGTTCTAACGCGACCTTGATTTTTTCTGGGATAGGAAGTCCGAGGTGTCCTGCATTTTCTAAAAGGCTGATACCTTCATTAGAAATGTAGAAGAAAATTACTGCAGTTCTAAGGACACTACCTGTGCCGATCACTTGAACATCCAGTACGTTTGCAATTCCTACTAACAGGAAAATAAGCACCTTCCTGCAGATTCCCTTGAATCCCACCGCACTAGATAAAGTCTTGTTATTGATGGCACACATCACACCTGTGATGTAATCCACAACAACGAAAACTACCAGTGCATACAGAAGTCCGTCACAGCCACCCAGGAAATATCCAAGCCAACCTCCGACTCCCGTAAAGATAATCTGAATTGTGTTCCAAAATTCCTTCATCATTTTTTCCTCCGTTTCTTAAAAATGAGTAATAAAAAAACAACTACCTTTGCAGTTGTCGTAATCAAAATATTTATGCTGTTCTCTTCCACATATAAACAACCAGGTAAGGTGGCATATTGGTATGTGAACCTCCACCTCCGGTACTTGAGTTTGTACCTTTAGCTGTCAATGTATGAGTATGTGCGTCACTTGATGTCGTAACCGTTCTTCCTGATGCTGATGCACTTGCCCAGCTTTCACACTTGTTACCACTACCACTGTTATCACCTTTTGTATTCGGTACAGTATGGGTATGTGAGTCACTTGATGTGGTTGCACTACTACCCGTAAATGTATGGGTATGTGATGGAATCTGTGAAGTGGTAAGTGTAACCGTAGCAACACCACCTGTGGCACCGTTGGAATAAGTGTCACCTGCTCCAAGTAAAAATCTATCTTTAAGCTGTGACCAAGTACCACCAAACAAAGTAGCAGGACTCGTACTATTTACACTCATATAAATACTTCCCACGGGATAAATGCTATCCACCAAGAATGATTTCAGCAACTTACCATAGACCTTTACATCCCACTTTTCTGATACCTCAAAGGTATTGTCAAACTCAGATACCTTACCGACAGCAACACCCTTTCCTCCTGCCTTAAAATCCATGACTACCGCTGCAGTTGTTACAACATCATAGACATTGACCGTAGCAAAGGCATCTGCAATGGTGTATCTGATATCATAAGAATAGTCTGCAGATAAATTACCACCACCAAAAGTGAATGCCGTACCGGACGAAAAGGATGCACTTGCATTCGTCCAGGTCGAGTCTGTTGACTTCTTATAATAAGTAGTTCTTGTCACAGTATTTTTGCTGCTGCACGATGCATACGAATAAGACACCGTTCCTTTTACATAGGTTCCTTCTTCGTTAACTGTTCCGGAACTCAAGCATCTCTGCGAAGTATAACTGCTGAAAGCCGGAGCAGAATAAGCGACTACTGATATGGATACTGTTGCTGCAGCCGATGTTCTACCACGCGAGTCTGTAACCTTTGCCGTGAAAGTTATCGTACCGCTACTGTTTAAAAAGCCTGTGGTAAGAGTTGATGATGTTCCCGAATATCCACCACCGGAAATCGAATAGGAACTTATCGTTGATCCATAACTTCCTGCCGCCCCATTTATCGTTAGCGTTGCTTTCGATTTCGATTGTACATATATGCCCCAGGCACTTGGTACTGTTCCATCTACCCTAGTCGCAGATAAACTAGAAATTGTAGGAACTACCGAAGATGGTACAGAAAGTTTTACTGTACAAGTCTTGCTACCGATACTTGTACTTCCGTTATAGGTAGTGCAAGTAATGGTGCAAGTACCCGAAGTGGCACTTGGTATCTGATTTGCCAAGGATAACGGCGGAGTCCAAGAAACCGATGTCGATGATGTCTTTGTTGCAATCGTACCTGTTGCACTACCAAACGAGTAAGTCAATGTATGTGTAAAGGAAGATGATGCTCTTGAGATGGAAACCGTTGTTGCACTTCCTAAATTGACAGCTGTTGCTGACACACTCGATGCTCTTGGAATAGTGGTAAGTGTATGCGTACCACTTGCCGTACAGTTTACAGCCACATAATAGATACCTGCCTCACAGCTTAACTTGAACGACTTTGTACCATCAGAGTTATGACTGATTTTAGCTGTACCCGATGCAACTGTAGTTCCGTTATATAACTGAATTCTTGTTGAACTGGAGTAAACCGTTGTACCGTTTATCACAGCCTTAAAGTTACCTGCGTTTACCCAACCGGAACCCGAACCCGATCCTTTCAGTTTCCATGAAATATTTGAATAGTTATCTGCCACGCTCTGGCTAGAAAGTGACCACGATAATGTTAATGAACGCCCTTCACAGGAGTTCGTTGTAATACTTCCACTTGTAGCCATTTAGCCACCTCCTTATGACGGATCTCTCCACTTGATAGAAAGATTCCCTGTTTGTCTTGGTATAAAATCAAACCATCCCCTGGATTCATTTCCAAGGGACAGTTTATTTCTAATTTCTGCATTTGTAATAACAAGCTGCTGATTAGAGATGTAGGCAATCTTCTGCCCATTCTCCATAAAAGCAAGCTGTTCATTTGAAAGTTCGGCTGTGAATGCATTCCCTACTTTACCCAGTTCAATAAGAGCACCTTTGAAACGAATGTACTCTTCAAGAAGTTCCTGGTTAGTAGCAACTGTACCCTTGATTTCATCAGTAACTGCAGTAAAATCCATTCTGATTTCTGTACTGCTTTGCGTAATGCTTGTTTCAAAATCCTGCTTAATAGTTTCAAGATCAGATTTTTCTGCATATGTTTCACTTACAAGAAGTACGATTTCTCCAGCCGATTTTGATATTTCGGAGTAACATTCCGTTACCGTTTCTTTTACTGATTCCAGTTCCTCTTCATACCCGATAAAGTTCTCAAAGGTAGACTGGCAAGAAGTAAGCAAAGCCATATGCTCACCCCCTTAGTTGGATACATCACACTGCAATGTAACCAAACTGTCAATTTCTGCTGCTGACAGATAAATAACCTTTCCTGTCTTTCCAAAAGTAGTCTCCTTGCCATCCTTGTCCTGCTTGTACCAGGTGTAAGTAAGACTTTGTGTTTCCGGACATTCTGCCCATGAAGAACCCGCGTAATCCATAAGAGTTACCGTTTGATTGGTATGGTCAATCTTATACCAGTAATCTCCGCTAGTTGGACTTGATGGTGCTGTTTCACTGATAGGACCAAGCAGAGGGTCTACTTCCTTCTGATTAGTACGAACAATTACATACGGAACTACACCGCCCATATTGTTCTTTACAGTAAATCCACCAATGGAAAGCATCTCTGATACATACGGATCCGATTTATCTTCCACAGTAATTACATCAATGTAATACTCACCGTCATATCGCATCGTACATTTGTAAGACTGGATATTTACGATATCAGCTCCAGATACAGTGAGTGTTGAAGCTGTCGCACCACTGATATTTGTCCATGTTCCATTTGTATACTTCGCCCACTGATAAGTACCTGTGATTGAAGTCGCACCACTATAAGCTGCTGTTGCAAGCTGAAGGCTACCGGACTGATTGATAACAACCGTACCATTTGGTGCATATACAGAAAAAACAACCGCATTTTTGCCGTTGTCTCCGTTACTTCCCTTATTTGATTTTGTCCATCCAAACTTCTTAACTACTGTCTTCCCTGAAATAGTAAAGGTAAGGTCAATCGTTCCATTCATCACAGATGCCCCACCAAGTGTTCCATTTGCTGCAAAGGTAAGAACTACAGAACCTGCAGCACTTACCGTAGCCGCCGTATTTGTTTTTAAGGTAACACCGGATGGAAGTGTTCCAACAGAACAGGTACAAGCAGTCTGCGTGATACCCACATATCCTGTGAATGGAATCGTCACATCAAGTGCTGTTGCTACAACACCTCCGTTGGTACAAGCAATCGTCTGTGCTTCATTTCCTAAAATAATGGAAAGACCACCAGAACCCGCTCCACCTGTTGCACCAGGGTCACCTTTTGCACCATCATACATTTTCGTAATTGTGATAGTGTCGTAGACATCACTGTCATTGGTTACAAGTTTGATTTGAGCAACATTATTTACGAATACACTATGAGTCGGTTTTACCACTAACGTTCCACTTGTAATATTGCTATTATCAGAGGTTGTCGGATAATCTACCCATGAACCAGAACTGTTCTTATACTGCCATTTGCTGATAGATACGCCCTGCACCAGTGCCGATAAGGTTGACTGGCTTGCACCCACCAAAGTAGAACTTGTGTTGTATTTGAAAACATAAGTATCTGCATTGATATATGCGAGTCTCGCATTCTCCGCATTCTTTACCAAAGTATAAGTAATATCAGAAGAGATATTTACTGTATTCTTCGTTTCAGAATCGTAGTAACTGATGTAGCAGATATAAGTAATCATTCCAGAAGTAGACGCAGCAAGTTTATCCTGGCTTACAGTAAGAATACCGTTCTTTGCTGTTTCTCCTGTTGTAAGAGCAGACTCTGCTCCCGTACCATCTTTTCTCTTCCATGTGATTGAAAGTCCCGTTGCGTTCAAGACCACATTCGTCTGGTCAAGGAAGATGACCGGAGTAAGCACAAGGTTTGTACTTGCCCAACTTGGTGAGTAAGTATGTGGCAGAACATTCGGATTTTCACTCTGTGTCTTTGGAAGATTTGATGTGATATATGCAGACAGTTTTCGCTGATCTGTAATGTCAACGAAGGTCTGCTGGCTAGATGTCAAAACTGTTGCCATTTGTTATTCCTCCTTCATGTTCACTACACAATAAAAGGATGCGTTATCAAGCACATCCTCCGTAGTAATATTTATCTGTTTCATACCGATGTGGCTATTATCCCAATCGGCATCACTTTCTTCATTATCTGATTTTCGATGCCATACAAAGCACTCTGATGCAATGGTATCTGTAATATCCTTATCCCAGGAATATACCTTGCACTTAAGGACACTCTGCTGTCCTTTGTTCTTAAAGATGCTCACACCATCACAGACAAGTTCTGTTCGGTACATCTTCGAAGAATTGATATCTTCCACCATTCCTGTCACTTTGTCGATTTTTGTCGATTGTCCTAGGATATTTTCTTCCAAGGCACTTATATTCTGATTCTGCTTCACAGATATACTTGTCAGTTTCACACCGCTTGCACCGATAGTGATGGTATTACTTGCAGGGTTCAGATAATCCGTTGTCTTTGAAATACAAAGATATCTGCCATCAATACCATGTGGCGGAGACTTGCAGTCCACATACTGTCTTGCACGAATATCTCCAATATCAGCACCAGTATCTGATTCATCTACGATGGTAAGTTCCATACTGATGATGCCTTTGACAAGTTCCGATATTCTGACCTTGGCTTTATTTAAAAGAACTCCCGGCAGATTCACATCGTCCCAAACTTCTGATGTCCATATCCAACCGATTTCTTTTACTGCATCTTCATCGTAAACATAAGGAACACCGTCATTTACAGATACAATAGAAACTCTCTCATCAGTTTCTACTTCATTTCCTTCTTCATCTGTGGTCTTGATTTTTGCTCCATATGGAATGAGTGCTGTCACCCGTTCTGTATGATCCTTCGTAATCTTTACATCTAGTAAGTTCTTTCCGAACTCCACAGTCTGTACCGAATAGGTCTTAAAATCTGATAAGTAATCAAGGACTTTTCCGTTGTCTGTATATCGAATACAAAGAAAACCGCCGTATGTTTTGATGAGTTTTTCCTTAATTGCCTCTAATGTCACTGAATGCTCTGAATTGGAATAATGGATATAATCGTTGCTATCCATAACTGTTACATTCCCAACTGTGAATCGTTTCTTTTCTTCCACCTTTGCATTATGGTTTTCTACAAAGAGTTCCAAGAGTCCCTTGATTGTACCCTGGTAATCATAAGGTGGCTGCAAGCTGTCTTTCAGATAAGCAAGTGCTGATTCACAAGTCCATGTATGGGTATTATAGAAGTCACTTCCGTCATCCAAGGCTCTCCCTTCAAACACCACCTGATCATCTTTCTTACAGACAATTGTCGATGCCATTGGTTTTACTTTTTCAAGATATGGATGATTGAATGGTGCTGACAAAGTTAGGCTATCGATGTTTTCTGCATCTTCTTTCACTTGTGCCTGGGTAATTGCAAGTTTTGATAATCCCGGATGATAGAACAAGTCCCCATCTACAAATACACGGAAAAGACTCATAAGCATCCCTCCCTATATCTGAAAGTGGTTGTACCAGTACCGGAAATCGTAAGTGTATTCTCACCTCTGCCAAGTTCCATCTCCGGAAAAGTCCATGTTCCTTTGCTTACTGTTTTATTGAAAAGATCAGAACCGACCTTCCATGACAATGTGGTTTCTGCAGTTACTGTCACCGTTGGAACAACAGGCATATAGTCATTTTCAAGTGTGACCTTTCCACCTCCGGTATAAGACACTACTGTTTCTTCCACATAGTATCTGTACGAATCCCCATCTTCACAGGAAATCTCCACCGTCCCTTTCTTTGTCATAGGGTCATAGGATGGAACAATTTTCAGAGTTCCTACCATATACAAAGTAGGTTCTTCACTTGTGATAACTTCTGACAGCACACCGTTAAACATATTTGATGCCTCACTAACCATCACGTTATATTTATCTCTGCTACCATGCATCGTAAAAATCATCTGAAAACTACGAGGCTCAAAGGATACTCTCCCAAGAGCCTCAGTGTATCTGATTGGTGTATTTCTGCCAGGAACAACGATGGTATTGCTCTGTGCCACAGGAGTTGGAAAACTCACATTCTCTCTAAGCCATCCAAGACCTGCCATCGATGTTCCATTTATTTTTATATCTGGTCTCATAGACTTAACCTCCTGCTTAATTTCTGTGCCTGACCAAGCTGACCATCAATAGCCGGGAGAAGATGTCCCACTAATGTTCCATCCTCAAGATAGATTCCCTTGCTACTGTTTGCAGCAATGACAGCCAAATATTTCTCCATTCCACTCATATCAAGCCTGTTTGTAAGAATACTTTCAAGCTGATTATAAAATCCCTTAAGTGGAAGAATTGCTTCTGCTCCTGCCTCGCCACCTGCCATAAGACTTGTTCCATTCATGCCAAACACAGTAGGTCTGGTCATGATACCACCATCCTTATACCAGTCAATGGATAGTTTAGGAACACTAGGTGGTGCAATGGACAGCTTACCGGAAATCTTGAAATGCGGAAGTTTAATCTTCGGCAGGCTGATTTTCATGTTATTAAAGAACCCTTTAATCTTATCAACGATGCCTTTGATTTTATCCCTTGCCGCCTCAATCGGTGTAAGGATTGCATTCTTGATACCGTTCCATACTGTTGATGCGGTACTTTTGATACCGTTAAACACAGAAGAAACTGTAGTTTTTATTCCATTAAACACAGTTGAAACCTTCGTCTTTACACCATCGACAACCGTAGAAATAGCTGTTTTGATTCCATTCCATACTGTAGTTGCAACCGTCTTTATTGCATTAAAAACTGTAGTCACTACTGTCTTTATTGCATTGATCACCGTAGATACTTTCGTACTGATTGCATTCCAAATAGTAGAAATTACTGTCTGAATTGCCGTCATCACTGTAGTAATCACATTCTTGACTGCATTTACCGCAGTACTAATAAAGGACTTGATTGCATCCCACACCGTCATGACGATACCCTTGCAGTTTTCCCATATGAACTGGAATGGCAATGTGATAATCTGGATTGCAGCCTGGATGATAGAACCGATTAACATGAATGCTGTTTGAATCGCATTACAGATACCATTCCATACGGTCTGAATGTGCGTCCACAGTCCCATGAACCAGGTCTTTAATCCCTCAATTGCTGTTCCAATTCCATTACAGATGGTAGTCCATAGATTACTGAACCACTCTGTTATTGCACCCCAGTTCTTAACGATTGCAATGACAATAGCAATGGCGGCGGCTACTGCAGCTATGACAGCAATGATTGGCCATAGTGTAACCTCCAAGGCTCCTATCGAGACGGCTAGTGCCGCAATCACCGGAACAAGTGCTATGAAGATAGCCATCAAGGCACCAAGGATAATGGTAAAGTTCTGGATAGGTTCCGGAAGTTTACCGAACCACTCACCAATCTTTGATAGCACAGCCGTAAGCGGTGGAATCAAAGTATTAGCCAGTTCCGCTATCTTTTCTCCAAGTGGAATCAGTGACTGCTTAAGCTTTCTTGTATTGGCTTCAAGCTGCTGCATCGGAGTTGTCGTTGCATCAAACATCCCCTGGGCAGAACCTGTCACACTGTCATAGGTAGAACCAACCGATGTAAGAGAAGTAATAAACTTTAAGTTTCCGTCTTCCGCCATCGTACCAAAGGCTAGTGCCGCAAGGTTAAGTGCCTCTTGCTGATTTTCACAGTTTGCAATATCCGCAACAATAGAATCAATGACTTCCTTCTGCGTTGCCCCACCATTCTGCCAGGACTTAAAAAGCTCCTGTGTCTTACTAGAAAAAGAGCCAATGGAATCTCCAATCGTTCCATCGGCTAGTCTTGTTGTTACTTCATTAATTGCATCATTTACCTTATCAAGGTTATACGCACCATTCTTAAGTCCGTTATCTAAAAGCTGAAAATATTCTGATGCAGAATACCCCGCCTGTGAGAACTTACCTGCATATTCAGATAGGTTATCACCAAGTTCATTAGTCTTATCAAGACCGTTCTGTGTACCCGTAACAATGTAATCCATTGCCTCTTGAGCGGTAAGTCCATACTGTTGCATCAAGGAATTCACACCACGAAGGGTCTCATTCATATCGATGCCGTATACTTCATCAAGAGTGATTGCCTGCTGTGTGATATTTGTAAGGTCAGTCTCACTTAAATCTCCAAGGTTCTTTTTGACCATGATGACAGCATTAGCGACACTATCCATACTCTCACCGACACCAGATCCATAAACATTCTTGATTACCGATGCAGACTTTTCTGCCTCTTCTCCGGTTTCTCCAAAGTATGCATTGACCTTTGTGACGGCATTTTCAGCTTCAGAGTATGCGGTATATGCACTGTCACCAATCTGCTCTATCTTTTCCCCAACAGCTGAAAAAGCCTCTGCCGCCTCAACAAGTGCAGCACCCTTTGTTACTTCTGCAATTTCAGAAATATCATCTGCTGTATCTTCTGCAGCATCTCCGGCTTTCTTCAGTTCTGTTATAAGATTCTTGATTGCCTGTCCGTCATCAACAGTATCAACAGCATCTGTCAACTGATTGATATCAGCCTTACCTCCGGTTGCCGCCTTACCAATCTTTGCAAATGCTGTTCTTAGCTGTTCGGAGTTTGCACTTCCGCTTCTAATGGCAGAAGTCAGTTTACTTCCAAGGATATCGGCATAGTCATCAACTTCTGTTCCTGTTGCATCAAAGAGCTTCTGAAGTCTGGATAGATTTGTTGCAAGACTTGTCTGTTCCGATGCAAGTCCAGACAGTTCACTCTTATACTGCGTCAGCTTCTTTCTAGTTTCTTCGACCTCCCTTTGGAAAGCCATGTACTTATCTTGTCCGATATCCCCGTTCTTAAATGCGGCTTCTACCTGTTCCTGTGCATCTTCAAGCGCCTCCAGTTTCTTACTTGTATCCGCAACAGCCTGTGATAAAAGCTGTTGTTTCTGTGCTACTAAAGTAGTGTTGGAAGGGTCAAGTTTCAGAAGACGGTTCACATCATTTAAGGCTGATTGTGTTTTCGATAATGAAGAATTTACTGATTTTAAGGCCTTATCAAGACCCGTGGTATCACCACCAATCTCAACAGTAATTCCTTTGATTCTGCTTGCCACTTTTTCACCTCCCGACATAGCAAAGGCACACCCCTACGGATGTGCCACATTAGAATTTATCAAAATCTTCCTGAGTTGCTACTCTGTTATATTTCAC